TGCGTGATACTTGTATTCAGTTTATCTTCCGCATTTGTCAGAAACATAATCCATTCATCTGACATTTTTGCTCTTTGCTTTGTATCCTTCTCCTCAATGCCAACTAGAAAATCACTTACCGATTGTTGTATCTCAGATAGACATGTGTTACATTCCTCTGATAATCTTTTTTTTTCGCTGCACATCTTACGAGTGTCTTTAAGGTCGATTTCTATTTTTACCAATTTTTTCATGTCAAAAGTATGTTATACAACCTATACAAGCGACCTGAATAAATGTTGCGTAAATGTACAAAAAATATTATAACTTTGGTATGTCTAATTACAATACGATAAAAATGAAAAAAGCAACAGTAAAGGTAGTGAAGCCAAAAGGTTCGGGCGGCACTATACCAACAACACAAAAATGAAACTTGCAATTTTATCGGTTAAGTTTATTCCGATAATTGTCACCGTTGCGCTTGTATTTCAATGTGTTCTGGCACTTTACAATATTGATATAAGTGAATCCGTATCCACTGTTTACGGACACTCGATTTTTTATAATTCTATGCTTTTAGTTCTATCCAGAGCATTCCATTTTTGTTTTTGGCATCGGGTAATTATATCTAACCTCATTGTTATCAATTTGATTGAATGGGTTGACAGGAACTTATTCTCATTCGACCCACTTCAGTATGTGTGGATGCTGATTATTTTATTATTGACATCCTCTTTATTATCTGCTTTATTATACTTGCGATATGGCTGCTTTAGGCATGTTGCTAAAAAAGTTGATCAAGGAAATTGAAGGAATGATTGATAGAGGCGATTGCGATGGTATTACAGAAGATCAGCTTGAAGAAATTTCAATACTCGTACATCAGCCTGAGTGCGTAGGGCGGGAGGATGCTGCTAACGAAGGGCTGACAGACGTGTACGAAAAATACATGGAGCGAGTTGACGAAACTACTGCCCCTTACGTCATTTACGGAACTGTGGCGAAGGTGGAAGTTCAGTGTGCGATTGTTGGATGAGTGTTTGAGAGGGGGTTATTGAACCCTCTCTCTTTTTAATGTTGCTATCCTGATCAAGCAGAAGTACAGGTAAAAGGCAATAAACCCTACTGTTCCTGCGATTCCGTTTCCAATCAGGTCGAAGTATGCCAGAACTGCAATAATCAAAAACATGATTAAATCAACACGGTCTTTGGCTGCTATTTTTGTTAAGCTCCAAAGATTTTTGAGGGATGAGATGAGTAGTTTCATATGATTTGTTTTTAAGTGATTGTTACCGTAAATCCTTTTGCAATTAATGATGTTCGGGCAGCACTCCCGTTGTAACCTCCTGAAGTAGTATCAGGATCGGTATTAGTTCCACCTATATTTACTACCCTTCCGGTAAATCCTGCTACTGACATAGCATCAATATTAACTAATACTTGATTAACTATTGCGGCCGTCCAGCCGTTACCGTCGAAACGCCAAGCAAGCGAAGCGACCCCTGTTTTAAGTTTTGTCAAATCAACATATCCAAGCGAAGTATTTGAATACATCTGCAATGTTCTTACAAAGCCTGTAATTGTGGATGCAGAAAAAATAACACCTGTCAGTGAGCTGTTTGAATATAAATAAATTGAAGCGGTGTTTGTGAAAGTCGTAAATTTGGATAAATCTAACGTTCCAGTAATGCCAGTTGAGTAAATAGCTAAAGTTGCAATTGTTCCTGAAATAGAACTAGCAAACGTTATACCCGTTAATGAAGCATCTCCACCAATAGTAATTGAAGCAGTTGTTGTGAAAGTCGTAAATTTTGATAAATCTAATGTTCCCGTAATGCCAACCGAATAGATATTTAATTGTGCAATTGTTCCTGAAATAGAACTAGCAAACGTTATACCCGTTAATGAAGCCATATTATAAAGCTGCAATTGCCCTGCTGTCGTAAATATTGAAAACGCAGACAAATCAAGTGTTCCCACAATTCCTGTATTATGAAGGTCTAAAACTCCTAATGCGCCTGCCGAAAAACTACTTGCAAAAGTAACACCAGTAAGCGAACTGTTTAAATGAAGTTGAATAGAAGCGGATGTACCCAACTTATTAAACATGGATAAATCTAACGTTCCAGATAAGGCACAAGAATAAACAAACAATGAAGATATGGTTGCAGTACCCGAAATTAATGATGCAAAAGTAACACCAGTAAGCGAACTGTTTGATTGAAGTTGAAGGCTAACAGCAGACCCTAAAACAGTAAACATACTCAAATCTAATACGCCAGTAATTCCAGTTCCATATAAATAGACTGATGTTATGGTTCCGGTACTCGTACTTGGAAAAATAACACCTGTCATTAATAAATTTGTATGGGCTGTTATTTGCGACAATGGCTTAAACGCGTCATTTGATAAATCAAGAACTCCAACTATGTTATCCGTATTAAAATCAATAGTCGTAATATTACAAGTACCCTTCCCGTATAACTTAACAGTTCTTGTTGCTGTTGTCAGATAGGTGTGTGAAATTGATTTATCGCCAATAAAAAAAGTACCATCCCCTAAATCCCAAGCGTATTGGCCAGAAGTTGCAGCTATTGTGGGGTCAAACGTAGTGGTATAAGGTGAATTATTTTGAAACTCTGCAAGTAAAACCCATCCGTCAGCCGGAAGTATTGGATTTGGTATTAATCCCGCATCTTCAACCTGAACAGGATCTGTTGGGTCGATATATCCATTCGTCGGGCAATACACCGCAGGGTCGGGTAAACTACCACCCGCTGAAATTGGGTTATGAAATTTTCCTATCATGTAGTTGCTGTGGTTAAAATTATTGTAACTCCAATATTTCCGGTTGGGGCATTGGTGGCGTATAGTTTTACACTTCCGGCACTCGATACTGTTTTTGGTAGTATCTCAGCGGCTTTTACAATTGCTATATCTGCATTTTCAGGAATCACATCAACAACCATTGCGGCTGTGATATTTGCGTTTGCAAGGTCGTATTCATACAAGCTACCCAACAAAGTCCACGAAGCAGATAAGAGGGTGAGCCCGGTAATTTGAAGGGGAACTGTTAGCCCTTGTAATTTTGCCAATTCAGCAGCGGTCAAATGCTGATAATCTCCGGTGTTTAATCCGGCAAGGGAATTATGTTGATTTGAAAGTGGTGTTTGTCCACCGCCGTAAGCTTCATTATCTTCGTAGTAACACATTGCTTCTGTTGTCAATGCAGCCCAAGCAGCATTAGAAATTGGTGTATATACCCCACCATCAAATCCATGAATCCAATCACCGTTACGGTACTTAGTTTCATTTAGATTACAAGCAAGCCATTCCTGTGTTCCTATACAAATAGTAGGGTAAACTTTCCCATCATTTCCTGTATATGCGCCTGTCTGTCCATGTGTTAGTGTTGTGGTTGTTTTTACTAGCCTTATTGGTGACCCTATATATTTTATTGAAATATCTAAAAACCCGACAAATTGTGTATTATATTTACTAATATACCACCCTGCCAAGACTTCTGCCCCATTATTATAAGTTCCTTTTGCAAAGTATGTAGTCTCATTGTTTATTTCTCCAAAAACACCGTCATCGACTCTACGACCTGCACCGAGAGCTGTGAATTTATACTGGTTTGTTCCTGGATACCCACCCCAATAATCTCCATTCGTTGATCTAACTTTTGACCCATCTGATACTACCCCGATATATGCTGCAAATGTATCCCAATCTGATTTATATGGAATAATCCAAGTATCAGAACTTGTAATTTTTCTGGTATCTTCACCTGCATACCAATTATACAAAGCACCATATTCAACAGGGATTCCACTAACTACATTCTCAATTGCAATATTTCCTAATTCATGTGTATGCGTAGTCCCATTATCTGCATTTGTAGTGCTTGAATCAATTGTTGCAGGGAATGATCCTCCGCTACCACCAGTCACCGTCAACACTTGCGTCACCGGATCAATACTCGCCATTGCAGCACTTGCCGGATCAACACTAACCGGATTATGGCTCAGTCCTGTAAATGTCTGAGTATATCTCGACCCTTCAATCGGAGCCAGAATTGATCCCCATTCAAAGTAATAGAATCCCTGATCCTGAGTTGCTAATATCTTAGTTTGAGATACAACCCAAACAGCAGTTCCATCAACCAAACTTCCTTTGATGTAAACAAAATACCTGACACCATCAAGTAAGGAAAATGTCTGAGGTGCTGCAATCGTCCAAGTCTGATGAGTCAAGTCATAAGTATCTGCCCATACAACATCTTCCTCTTTATGAATCAACACTCCGGCACTTCCATTCGCTGCATTCACCGCACCTTCATAATTTACGGTAAATATTGCCTGAAGCATATAATGTGCGGACTTCAATTCAACCGATTGCGATATAGGTGTGATTGATTGAGCAGCGATAATACTTCCCCGAATATCAAGATTGTTATCAAGTATTCTTGAAGTTAGTACATATGCTGATTTAAGGACTGAATTGGTGTTGTTTTCAGCCGTTATGATGCGAGAAGTGATTGTCTGGTTCGATTGCTTAATTCCGGCACGAATAACGTCCAGAGAGCCTTTTATTGGCACATCTGAGATCGTTAAGTTATAAACAGGAAGCAGCGCATTGTCTTTATACGATACCGACATCGCCTGAATCAATACGGCACGTTCAGACAAACCAAGAACAGTATCACGAATCGTAACTGCATTGCCTTCTTTGAACTTGCCAAGCGTCAATGGATATTTTGTGAAATATTCTTCCGATAACCTGATCGCATATCCTTCTGGTGATTTCGTATTGGCTTTTAGGTATTCAATGGTAGCGGCAAGTAATCTCGCCTCAGCAGCATCCTCGTATGTTGCAGGAAGGAATATATTCAAGTACACGAACTTATCACCAACCTGAATTGGAACAGCTTCGGATGGTTTGATATGGTTCGGATCGTCCGAATTGCGAACAACTGTAACTTTCCACAATTGATTGTGTTCTGGGCTTCCGTCATCCCAAGTAGGAACTCCGGCAACCAAAGTCATGTATTTCGTGAACGATGCGATCACCAATTCACCTGCATCTACTAAATTTCCTGTTGTAAAACATATCTTGGCAGGCTCTCCTGTTTTGATGCTTTCGTCATTTATGTCAAATCCAAGATCGGGAACAAAGAAAGTTGCGGTATCATACGATCCTTGTGGTACAGTTTCGATAAGCTCCTCTTTAACCACGGCAGGATAAGTTACCTCGACCCATGTCGGAGTCACGTATGGGAAATATTTAAGCACCCATTCCTTTCTTTCTGGAGTTACGATGACTGTCCGGTATTGCGGTGTTGATTCTATTGGACGGTCAGTTACGACACCAACAGCAAACACCGTATTATTTAATCCATCGATGGTCGGGTAAATATCTTCATTGATATACGGAACACCTTCACGAATACCGTATGCAGCTTCCTGGACGGTATCAACTAAGTAGCCATCAATGATCGAATATCTCTCATTTGGGATTGGTAGTGGCGCCTGATCTTCTGGAAGAATGAGTCTTGTGTGATATTCTTTGGTGGCTTCTACATGTCGATAATTTGGCGTGATATTTCTGGTCGAACCATATCCACGAACCCTTGTAATTACTTTCTGATCATTCTGGACTCGATTGATTTCACAGATGCCTTTATCTTTTCCGTATTCGAAAAGAGCAGTTATCCTTGGTCTGATAACATCATCCAAAGGCCAACCAACATAAATTGTTTTTGTGGCATTATCGAATTGGTATTCAACGCCAAATTGAGTATTGATAAGTTGCAGTACGTCTAGGCATTGTAAATTAATAGCCTCTACGTTCTGAGCCGGAGTGTCGATTACTGATGAATGAATATTGAATGACCATCCTCCATATCCACAGCGATCTAGGTTTGCAATTATCCTTCCGCAAAGAATCGGAATGTCCATGAATATTATTACCTCAGAAGTTTTATTGAAATAAACAGAACTATCATCTCCACTCGGAAGTACATCAAGGAAGTTCGCCAATTGCAATTCATATCCCTGCCACCAAAAAGTCAGGGTGTATTGAATCATATGCGAAGAGAATATCCTTGAGGTGATCGGAGCAGTCTGCAATGTGAACTTTTCGCCATTGAAGGTGATGTAGTCACCAACCATAAAGTCAATAGCCGTAGCTGACTGCAATGTAACTACAACCTTACGTTCGCCCATGTGATTGCCGGAATAGTCATAATTGTCACATCCTTGATAAATTGGATGCAATGGCGATGTCATTATATCAAGCGAGAATGGATTTAGGTTCATAGATTCGTTTTATTTCCGGTCGGGTTGAACATCGTAATTTCACACATGATTTGCTTATTGCCGACAAATTGATACCATGTCGATTTCTTCCCTTCAAAGATACAACGAACAATTGAATTTTGCAGCGTATCCCAATAATCAAATTGATGTCCAGTTCCTCCGGATGCCAGAAATGCAATGAAGGTATCGTATTTCGATTTGGCTGTCAGCAATCCATCCTCAATAAAGCAAGTCATAGTAACTTCCGTTGCCTTCCTTCCTCTGGTAGTTGGAACATATATGTCAACTCCATCTTCGGCAATCCAATCACGCTTAAATATCTCTTTTGGGTCACCTAATTCAAGCCCACGAACAGAAGTCACCCGAAGTCCGAATGTCGCTTCAATGTCAGTTACGTTTCCGTCAACTGGTTGGATATAAAAATTTGTTGCCATATGTGAATTTTATTGAACGTAAACTTTGATTCCTTTACCGCCCGTGCCATTTGTTGTCGTTGTCCAGTCATTGAATATTCCGATTTGTGTCGCAAGGTTTGTGTTGACCATCCGCAACTCTCCTAAACTCTGAGCTGCATATCCTTGAATCATTTGGCTTGACTCGACTAATTGTTTCGTATTCCCGATGTTTATCACCGATGATTCCCGAATTGAATTGATCAGACCTTCAAGGCGACGACCAGTATCTTCTGTGAGGGCTTGGATGCCTTTGGAGATACCAGAGGAAGACTCGACCGTCTTTGGAATACCTGCCGCATCCAATGCTGCATTGGTTAGATTCTTACCTCTATTATATATCTCCTGATAACTTAGCCTCAATCCATCAACTTCAGTTTTAGATAACACTCCATCTTCCATTGATTTCGCAAATTCTTCATACCATTTTTTCAGCTCTACACTCAAAAGGCTTGAAGTAATTAGATTTACGATAGCCTTCTTCATGTAGCCTTCAAAATTATTAGCCACGTCAGCCATAGTAGTATCTGCATTCATCAACAAATCATCAAGTGAAGATTTTGCCTGATCGAAATTTAGGCTAGTCAATGCCTCATCTAGTGCTATCTTTAAATCTTCAATGGCGGTAGTTCCATCCATTACAGTTTGCAAATACTGTTGAGTCTTATCATCAAGCTTTGCCCACGCTTCAGGTAATTGCGTTTTTATAACTTGTAATTGAGCAGACGATAGATTCATAAACGAAGTAGCTTCTCCGTCCCATGCGACTCCTAACGCATTTATTTGAGCAACATATGGTCTTAAATCCTCACGTAATTGATACCCATAGCTATGTTCGTGCGATGCTCTTGATTGCAAATAAGCTGCTCCCATGCTTCTAGCAGCCTCTACCGACTTTTCAATATTATTCAATATCTCCTTAGAGGCATTTACTGCATCGGTTCCACTTAATGATGCCAACAATTCCATTTGTTTATTGATGACCTCACCAATAACTTTAACTAAGCTCTCATATTCTGCAATTTGCTGTGCAGATAGTTCATGATTTTTCTGGAATGCAGTTGCAAGTTCTCCGATTCCCTTCAGCGTGTCGGTAACTCCCCCAATAATATCTCCAGATGCAAATTTAGCAACCCCAGAAGCTACATCGAATCCACCCTGAATTCCAGTTATTATCTTATTTATTTTATTGCTAGTATCCTCATCCATTAATGGCTCTAGTGATTGCTTCCATTGTTTCACCAGATCAATTGCTCCGGTAGCATTTTTATTAAATCCAGCAACGGCATTTGATAATGCATCCTTATCGCCTGACTTCATCGCTGTAATCATTGATTTAAAGCTTTTGCCAAGCGCTGAAAATGGATTTTTTTCTTCTATCTGTTTTGTGATTTGTCTTAATTTATTTTGCCATTGAATAAATTCATCAATAGTCATTGTAGTGAAATCACTAATCTTTCTACCTTGCTCATCGAAATTAGGCATATTGACTTTCATCATTGTTCTACCCTGTATGCTAACTTGCTCGGCAGAACTAATCATTTCTTCAATTTGCTTTCTTAAATTGCCTAGCGCATAAGTTCCATAGTTTTCAATCTCTCCGAATGCCTTTTGATATAATGGAGAAAGTTTCATTGCAGTCTCTTGATTTACCCGAAGCAATTCTGCGTTTTTCTTTGCGATTAATTCATCAACGGCAGTTTGATATGCCTTTAGTTGATCAAGTTCTTTTGGATTGAAAATAATATTTCCAGTCATTTCGTCAACCCTACCGACAGGAAGCGAATAGATTTCTTTTAATGCTTCGATTTGATCTGAATAGAATTTTTCAATTGATAATTTTTGCTTATCGACATCAGACATAAATCTTTCAGCAACAGCATCATATGTGGCTTGTTGTTTTTTAGCCAACTCCTCATCAAGTTTAAAAATGTCATTGGTGTATTTCTCTTTGGCAGCAAGTTTCTCTTTATTAAATAAAATTTGTTGGTCAGCCGGAAGTTTTGAAATATAACCTGCATCTGTGATTTTTATTCCAAGAGATTCGTTTAGTGTTTTCAAATATTCCTGTTCTTGCTTCCGAATCTGAATCAATCGTTCTTTATATTGTGAATCAAGTTGAGCGTACTGTTTGGCAGAACCGTCTTTCATCGCAGCCAGAATAGCTTCATTTACATTTTGCTGAAGTTCTATCTCTAGCTGAGCAAGCTTTTGGCGAGCTTCAAGTAAATTTTCTTTATTCTTCAATGATTTAGCTTCTTGTCCACTTTGATTTTTATCCAAATCGGCTTGCGCCAGATAAAGTGATCTCAATGCATCTTCATTGCCTTTATACAATTTTATCTGATTTTCCAGCCATTGTTTAAGCGTTTGATTATCCTTATCAATAAATGGACTGATCATCAACTGTCCGGCTCCCTGCGATTGAAGTTTGGCATATTCCTCGAAATCTTTCTTAGCAGCCTCTATCGTTTCAGGTTTAAATATTTCAATCTTTTTATCAGCTCTCGCACTGAAAAATTCATCAATTGATGTAACTCTAGCCTTGTATCCTTCAAGCGCAATCGTAGCTTTAGACACGTAATCTTCAATGGCCGATAAGTCACCTTTAAATGCTTTGGTTATTAGTGCTTTCCTTTTGTCTGGGTCTAATTCTCCAATATTGGCAATATCCATTATTCTAGCGAATACTTGGCCTTTTTTCGCTGCATTCATTGAAGGTGCTGCTGCGAGAATGTCATTCATTATTTCAGACATGACCCTATCCTTATCCGCAGATGCTACTTCCAGTCTTGAATTGCGTTCACGAAGCATCATTTCTTCTTCGAGGGACTTGTTAGCTAAATTCCTAGCCTTCGCAACCTCATCGATGCTGCTTTTTTCGGTAAGTAGATTTGGTAAGTATTTGCCATATAGGTTGTTTATTTGGAATAAGGCATCTTTGTATTCATAGGTTCCTTTTCCGGCACGAGTTACCGATGTGAATAACTGATCCAACTTAGATTTTTCTGCTGATAAATTATCAGCAAATCCTTTGACTTCATCCTTAGCTTCTTTAGTCCCTCGAACTAGCATATACATTGCAGTTCCGACCAGAGTTATTCCAGTAAGGATTACCCCAAGAGGATTAGAGACAAATGCTAATTTCAATGAGTTCCACGCCTTTGCCCACATTGTAGTTCCGGCGGTCGCTAATGCCTGTGCTGCTACAACTCTCTTTTGAGCAAAACTCAATTGAACTAATGCGGATGTTTGATTTCCGGTCAGAAGCAATAATGTTCTTTGGATTGGGATAGATGCAATGATGCTAACCTTCCATGCTGTCTGAGCAAACACCACCGCCAATAGTACTTTAGCAGTAGTGGCAAGAATCCCCATGTAATCCTTAAGGAATCCAATCAAACTAGCTAAACTATTGATTGTTCCTTTGAATGCGTCACTAGCTCCCAGACTTTTTATCAACCCCGTAAACTCGGTACTCAACCTTCCCTGAGCAGCAGCTAATGTGTCGATCTTCTTCAAACTCTCGATACCATACGCTTTCTCCAATGCAGCAGCGAACTTCGGCAATGCAACGGTTGAAAGGATTTCGCCTTTCTTCAATAACTTATCGAGTTCTGGAATTGTAACGCCTAATGCGTTTGCCATGATACCAAAAGCACCAGGAAGCCGTTCCCCAAGCTGACGACGTAATTCCTCCGTTGTGACCTTGCCCTTTGAAAGCATCTGCTCCAAGGCTAAATAAACACCGCTAAGTTCATCAGTTTTCAATCCGAGCGTTCCTGCTGCCTTCGATACTGATTCGAATATCTTTTGTGTTTCTCCGGCAGATACATTCGATTGAACGGCTGCTGCTCTGAATTTAATGTATCGTTCAGATAATGTCAGAAGGTCACCACCATAATTGACAGCAACATCTGCAAGGAACTTCTGAGTCTGGGCAAGTTCAGTACTTGACTTGATTACTGTTTTCATTGAGAAGTTCAATGAATCAAGTTCTTTAGTCTGGTTATATGCAGCACGCCCAAGACCCATTATTCCCTGTACAGAAACATACGCAGTTGCATAAGTCAAGATTGCTGACTTTAATTTACCCCAAATTCCGAGGGTTGGTTGAAGTGCTTGGATTTCGGATTTGACACCACGGATGGATGATTGAAGTTGATTTATTCTATTTATCGCATCAGGATCAGAAAGTTTTACCTGAGCCAATTGGGTTCTTAGTAACGCGTATGATGCCCGAAGCTGATCAATTGAGCCTTTCTGTTGTGCATCAACGGCTGCTTGTAATTTCTGGATGCGGAATAAATCTTCGGCTGCTTTCTTTTGCTCCTTTTGGGTGGTGATTAATTTTTTGCGAGCTGATTCGTTTTGATTGATTAGCCTATTGAGTCTGTCGATTTCAGTTCTTTCTTCAGCAACACTTCGATCAAACTTTAGAACTTTCGTTCCGGCAGAAAGTTGGGCAACCGTTCCTTGCGGGGTATTTGTATATTCAGAAACTAAAGCACTTCGTTTAGCTCGCTGTGCTTCAGTAAGTCTTTTCGTTCTCTCGATTTCCCTCTCGTCATTTATCGCCTTTCTCTTTGCATCAGAATCTTCTTGCTTCCTAGATTTCGTAGCTTCATTTAAAGATTCCTTGAATTGAGCATACAAGTCAATCTTTTTCTGCAATGATGCTAATGCAGCCTGATTTTCAGGAGCAGATTTCTGAGCAACAGTTAATTTCTCTTGCGCTGCGATTGCTTCTTTTATCTCTACCTTCAACTTCTCGTATGAAGTTTCAATATCTACATTTGATGCTATGACTTTCTTTCCGGCAGCAACAGTGCTATCACCAGACCTAGCTAATTCAATTAAAGCATTCTGAGTTTCAATAATGCCTTTAACACTTCCAGAACCCATATTTGATAATGAGTCCTTCCACTTTTTATCGGTAGCAATTAAAAGCGCATCTATTTTCTTAAGGGAATCTTCAAGCTTGGTTTGATCAACAAGCATATCATACTGGAGCGTACCGAGTTTTTCTTCTGCCATGGCGATAAGTATTTTCGCAAATGTACAAAAAAAAGAGGAATTATTAGTTCCTCTTGAAAGATGTTATGTGGAGTGGAATTATTCTGGAAGTCTTACCATCTTCCCGCAATAATCGCACATCTCAGCATCTTGAATTACACCAACACGCCAAGAATATTTTCCTAGGTGTGTATGTTCGTGCGGGCAAACATTCCTGAGCGAATCAAGCATATCTGTGGCATTCTTGATAACTTGCATTTGTCTGTCAGCAATGGTTTTGATTACACTATTCGACATTATAACTCCATTTATGTCAGTTGGGTTCGCCATTTTCGTTATTTTTAGTTCGTTTTTTCCTTTCCTCAGCCAATCTCCGATTCTGCTCTTTCACAAAATCGTAATCAGACTTCTTAGTTTTCTTACCTTTATCGTAATCTACACGAGGTAGATCAATGCACATTATTGTGCGAAGTGGTACTGAAATTCGGTGTTCGTAATCGTAATCACTTACACCAAATTCTTTCATAAAACTAGCTTTTTCTCCGATTGAAGTTCTGCTGACAATTGTTTCAGTTCGGTCTTTGTCAGCCTCTTCTTCAACGTATTCATCTGATCCAGTAATATCATATTCTGAAAAAAAAAGCTGAGATCGAGTGCTTCGTAGACGGTTGACAATCCTTCTGTCAGCTCTCGTCCGGTTGAGTTTCGGTATAGTTTGCGCCAGAAATACCAATGGAATAACTTGATCTTCCAATACGAACCAAGGATTAGCATTGATACGCACTTTGATGGAAGCACATTGTTTTTTGCCATTAGCCGGATCATAGCTTTTGCATCGGCTTCAGGCTCTGGCGCTGCATCGGCAATCAGGTACGATATTTTACCAGAAGTCCATTCTTTCAAATATCGGCACTTGTACGACTTGCGTCCGAGCGTGACGACAAATGGAATATCTTCTTTGATTTCGTGCTGACGAAGTTGGGCTGATTTGGTGGTCATAAACAGTTACATTCTTGTGTTTCTTTATACCACATAGTCTCTATGTGTATCTTGGCGTGTTCTCCCCACAAAGGGTCGATGATTACATGATTAAAATGTAATCGGCATAATCTTCTTTTTTCTTTTGAAGATAAGTTATCATACCATTCGATTGCTCGTTCTCTTGTGGGCTTTTCTTCCATTTTTGTTCCATTTTTCGTTCAGACAAATATACGAAATATTCCTCGCTCCAAATATGCTCTATAACACAAAACCCCTGCTTTTCAACAGAGGTTTCGTTCTATAACATCTCGATAAAACAAGCCATCTTTTTAATTCGCGTTATTCGATGAGCTTGCGCCCTTGCGACATCGGCAGTTAAAATGGCTGCATCTTCTCGTAAGTCAACCAAAGTAAATGGCAATAACAGCTTGAACCACTGTTCACCAACTTTAATCACCCACGCATCCGGCTTTTCTTCAACGACCACAAGTTGCTCAACTTCGAGTACTTCTGGTTCGGAATTGATAACGGGAGCCTCGATTTTTGACTCCCGTTTATCTAACGCTTCTGATGCGTAAATTTTCATGCTATGGAGTTGGAGTTCCAGGCAATAAGATCATCACATCGGCTGCTTCACCACCAGCGTCACCGGCAAGAACAGTTCCTGTAATATCCAAAGTCCAAACATCTTCGCCAGATTTCTTTAAGGCCGGAACCATTTCGCAATGCGGGAATACGATACCCCAACCATTAGTGTAGAGTAACATCACCATCTTGTCAGAGATAGTTTTCAGAGCCATAGAATAACCGTATCCTAAGAAGGTGTCATTCATGGTTTCTCCAGATACTGCCGATCCAATTTCGCCTGTCCCTGTGCGAGCAACGCCTGTATAGAACAGGTCAAACATGTCTTTCGACATATCTGGGACACGGAAAGTAAATCCGGTAGTACTTGCTGCATATTTCACAGCGATAGCAGTAGTTGTCTGATCGACATTTACTTCGGTTTTAGCGCCCTGAGTCTGGTCGAACGTCAGGGAGTTCTTCAAAGTCCACAGTTCTTCAGTCCAAACAGTTGAGCTTCCAATCACTCCACGGTCGGCAAAATAGACTTTGGCAAGGTCAGTTGGAGCGATTGTAGCTCCTTTGGTAGTTGCAAAACTTGCTGCCATATCAATAGTTTTTAATAAATTAAACAATCTAAATTCACGAGCGTCGCATGAAATCCATTGGAATCACGCTTGCCCACTTGGTTTCTTTTTGAGAACGTATATGGTGCTGCATTATATGGAAGTCCGGCCAGAAGTGCAGAATACATTTCTGATAGACGAGTCATATTTTCAGTTCCATTAAGGTCAACATCCTGGGCGAATAATTGCACTAGGCAAATACTTCTGGCATGTCCGGCAAGGTCACGAACCGATCCGGTATCAACAACAACGAAATCCGGTAAATCTGAACTCTGCGGACGATTGCCAACGAAAATATTCTCAGATACTTCGGCATCTTTCACGAGCCACCAAAGAGCGTTCTGTATTTTTACTGGGTCAACGTCTGTTGCGTTCATTTCTTATCCTTTCTTTATTGTGTTATAAAATAACCTTACAGCGGCTCCTTCTTTAAGTACAACTCCGGCATGTTCATAATCGACAATTGAGGCATATGGCATCGCTGCGACATAATATAAAGCCCATCCGGTCATGGTTTGAATTTCCATTGGTGGATCTTTTATCATATTAAACAATGCGTCCTCGCCCCACCATGCAGCATCTACGTCAACTCCATTAGGAACATTCCATAATGGAATTTCACTATCTTCTACTTGTCTACTGTCGATAGGAAACTCGTCGTCGCCTGATCTTGGGTCGGTAGCGATTCTTTGCGGAATATAAAATTTACGCAATGTGCCGTCCTTATAGATTCCACATCCAATCGAGTCAAGTAAATTACCTGTCCATTTAATTCCAAACGGACGCAAGGTTTCTAAAGACATCGCAGTATATTCTAGAGCGGAAAATATCCGCCTGTCGATTATCTCTCTAGCCTTATTTACCCCCTGAGTTATTACTTGGTCATTTGTCATCCGTGTACCCTATTAACCCAAATTGTCGTGCCATACTTAACCCCATCGACTTCATAAATATCTTCCGTAGTTGACTGTTCTAACTTACATTTGATCGCAGTGCCACCTTCCTTGAAAGTGACTTCTACCAGATCGCCTGTTATCAGTTCAGAGTCAATACATGGACAATAAATTGTATAGTCGCTAACAAACACATCTTGTCTGATCGAAGTTCCACCACCACCAGAAACCTGACAGTCAACAGCACCCGACCAAATAATAGTCGGAGTTGCTGTGAATGGAGGTTCGCTTAGAAGGGCAGTCCTGCTAATCGTAGCAAAATGCGGATATTCTGGATTTGTCAGAGTTGTTGCCATATCACCAAAGATTTGTGCCGTCTTTCATGCCATAAGAAGCAAGTGGTTCTCCGTATTTCTTGTAGATAATATTTGCAGCCTCAAAGAAGGATTTGCGATCATTAACGCCAATATTTACGCCACCAGTACTTCTTTTCCAATTACCCTTCGAAACAGATTCACTTCCCTTGCTAAACTTATTGAACAATACCATGTAAAGATCAGCCTGAGCCAATTCTTTCGAGCGATCATCGACATCAAGATAGTCTGCCCCGACATCTATCCCTCTTTTCAGAAGGACAGATGTCATGTTTTTAGCAGAGAAATCTTCCGCAAATAATCCATTTAGGTAATCTTCAATTATAGTTGCCATGGTTATGCAGATGCTGCGTCAGTGGTTAATTGCAGGATGTATCTTGAAACATTCGGAACTACCAATGCGGTAAGTTCTGATTCAATGTACTGAATCTTATTCTTTGAATCGAATGTCTGAGTCAATACAGTACGGCCACCATCGAATGTTGCGATGCGAGCAGATGGGTCTTGAAGAATAATAGGCTCAACAGCCTTAATGGTTCCAAGAGCGCCTTCCGGACGAAGAACAACAACAGCTTCATCGAATGGACGAATCTGAGTGTATTCAACTGCACGAGTAGCTGCATTGTATTTGTCAACATTCACCAATGAATCTATCACAGTGATCTGAGGCAATCCAATTTCTGACAGTAACGCTTTCAATGAAGATTCACCGATCAGCATGTTAGCCAAGTTTGTAATATCTGCATTTGCATTCAAGAACAAAGCTACTTTTTCCTTCACTTTCGGATGGAATTTGAAGCTGTTGTACAGTTTCTTCGACATTTCAAAATGTCCAACTGGGATGTTGTTATCTTCAGCGAACTGAACCATGTCCATCAAGTCGCCGATTGGATTCGAGTTAACCAAGTCAGTCCAAACGTATTTGGT